GCATATTGCCATATCGACTTATGTTCGTATAAAATTTAATTCGCTTACTCCATTATTTAATATCAAGGTATATTATACCATACAATGCGATCATTGTACATGTTTAAATTCAGCGGGGAGAAATTAATCTCCCCCTGTTAACTTAATAGCTTAGAACCGTAATCAGTATTAACAATGGCGCGATTCCTAAAGTTAGGAATCCCACTAAGGTTAGTTCGACTACGGATCTGATGCCATTTCTGTGCTTACGTATGTAGCCCATTTTTTAACTCCAGTAAATTTTATTATTAAAACCTACTGTTCATCGCTAATTAGACTCTACTCAGTGAGTAAAGCTTTCTTCGTAGATTTCCCAGTAGACCCGATTTCGATCTTCCTAGGACGCCTTTCATCTGGAACTTCTACTCTGGCGTTAACCACAAGTATTCCGTTCACTAGATCGGCACCGTCAATTACGACAAATTCTGAGAGTCGGAAGGACTTCTCAAATTTGCGGGATGAAATCCCTTTATACGCAAATTCGCGATCATCTTTATCCATTTCTCCAGCTACTAAGAGTATAGAATCTTTAACTTCAACAGTTAATTCTTCCATACTAAAGCCTGCAACTGCGAGCTCGATAATGAAATTTTCATCATCTACTTTCACAATATTGTGTGGTGGATATGAGTTATTATTATTTCGAGCCGAAGAATGAATTCTTTCTAGCTCGTCCAATATCGGCTCAAAGCCGATGAATAAAGAACGCGGTACGTTCATAGTATTTCTTACCATATTATTTCTCCTATTTAAAGCAAGTTTTTCAGTCTCCCAAAGGGGACAACCGTTTATATTTATACAAGATTAGTCTTTAGATTGACTATTTCCTATATTATATTTAGGACATAATTCCCAAAGACTTTTATCTTTGAATGGAATTACCTTTATCTGCCTCAATGGCGCGATATCCTTAGCTTCGTCAGGATTTAGTATTGTTACTAATCCCCAATCAGCTAACAATGTAGAAATTGTGTTTCTACGCTGTACGTCGTTTTCTACTAGATTTGATGGTTTTCCATCTAGTAAAAATAATTCTTTAAAGTGCACAATAAAGTATCTGCCTTGCTTATGTAAAATATGGCAAGACTGAAACAGTTTGTTTTCTTTTCTTGATGCTACTCCGATTCGAGTAAGTGTTTCTCTGACTTTTAAAAAGTCATCTGGTTCATTCAGTGTAACTTCAAGCATATCGCCTGGAGTCCACGGATGTATTTCGTTATTTAGTTCTTCCACCTTTATAAATCCTTTTTTTCAATTGTTCAATTTGTTCATCATTTAGCAAATTATATATAGATTTAGCTTTTTCATCGCTATAGCCATAGTATTCTTTTATGATCTCTAGATTATCTATATGAGTGGCTTTATTCCACTTAGAGAATCTTTTTCGTTTCTTAATTATATTTATAAAAAAATCGAATTGAAGGCGCGCATCAAGGTGATGGTTTACGTTCATTTCATTGGCATATAGTACGGTGTCAGAAAAATTAGATAGAGATCTGTTAACGATAAAGGAGTTGTATTCCTTTTCTACCAGATCATCTACCATTATGTCTTTCTTTGTATAATTAATTGCGTTTATAAATTCAAATGGGTTCATCTTCTTCTCCCAAGAATATCTTTCCATCATCTACGGCATCTTTGTATCTTCGCATGTCATCGAGTTCACATGTGAGTTGACCGATTCGTTGATATGCTAATTGCAATTGCTTTTGCATGTCATGAATATTCCTTTTCATCGCTTCCATTTCTGAGATGTGTTGATTCGGACTCATTTAAATTTAACTCCTGCCATTATTTCTGTCATACATGCAACTATATTAAGTTCATGATCTGCAACAAAGGCATTTTTGTATTGATAATCTGCTAAGATAAGTACAACTTGTGGTATCGATTGTGGATCCACGAACTCTCCCATATTATCATATACTTTTCGAAATATTGCAGCAGGTTCTGTGTCAATATTATCTGCTACCCATTGGCGCATTAGTTTAAAATTCTTTAGTTTTAGATGTTCCATTAAATCATTAATTGATATATCGGACAATTGCACGAGTATACCGCTATCTATTGTACCAGATACAGAATATCGTTGTAATTCGTTGATGACTCTACGCCAATCTGGCATATGTTTCATAATTAACTCAGCAATGACTTGTTTATCATATGTGATTCCTTCTTCGTCAAGAATATATTCTATTCTTTGCATCATCACCGCTAATAACGGTGGCATGTCTTTCTTTGCGAGATTGAATTCGATGACACTACATCTTGAATGTAATGGTTCGATTATACGATTTTTAAAGTTGCAGGTGAGTATAAACCTACAGTTTGCTGAGAACTCTTCAATGAATCCGCGCAATGCAGGTTGTGTCGATTGAGGATTAAGATAGTCTGCCTCGTCGAGTATGACTACCTTATATCCACCTTGTAATGATATCGTCGAAGCAAATTGCTTTATCTTCGTTCTTAATGTATCAATACCCGATTCCTCAGATCCGTTAACAAGCAAGAAGTCCAAATTCAATTCATTACAAAGCGCTTTCGCGACAGTTGTTTTACCTAAACCGGGAGTTCCGGTTAGTAGCATATTGTGTAATTCACCTCCGTGGACAATATCTACAAATGTTTTTTTAATTGGCTCTGGTAAAATAACCTGATCAATTGTTTTTGGACGGTACTTTTCGCACCATAAGAATTCGTTCACCCTAAGACCTCCCATCCAACTACTGTATCGGTAATAAAAGAACGCCAAGCGTTTTTATCAAGCGACCATGCAGCAATGATGTCTGAGTCAGGGTTAATGTTTCCTATTTTTGTTTTTACACCATGGGCTTCCAATACGATTGGATTGAGAGTGCATGGCATCACTCTTATACCACCATCATTTACTTTATTAAATGTGACGGTTACTGTTCCTTTTTTTAAGGACTCTATTAGTTTTGATTTCTCATTGTGATCCATAAAGATCTCCATTATATAATTAAAAGATATGGGGGAGCTACCCCCAAAATAAGCTAAACAGATTTAAGCGTCTGCGACACCATCACCATCAGCATCAACCACTGGGGCTGTTTCTGTGGTAACTGCACCTTCTGGAGCTACTTCACCTTCTTTAGGTTGGTTAGCTTCTAGAAACTTGACTACCCTATTTCTAAGGCCTCCAATTGCTTCCATTTCAGAACCTTCAAAAGCACCTCTTTTAGAACAGATATCAATTACCTGTGCCATAGTTTGGATGTCTTGAATCGAGAGCTGTACTGGCTCTACTGCTACAGCTTCTGCTGCGCTATTTTCTACGTTATCATTCATGATTTTCTCCTATCGATAGTAGACTAAATTTGTAAGACCGATAATTCGCATCTTACACCTTATCCTCATAATTAAATGAAGAGACAATTATATTTATACAACATAATTGCTTGATTTCTCTAAAGCAATGAAATAACTTACGTCATAATCAGTATTTTGCCAGAAAGAAATCATCTTGCTAGAAAATGAAACTGAATAGTCTCCATCTAGAAGTTTTAAATTCGCCATATTGACGATGAATTTAAATTCATTTGTGCAAGCGTTACCTTCATCTAAAGAACATCCATACGTGTTGGAAGTGTTATCTTTAGAATCAAATAGCGATGCTGTAATTGTACCATTATCACCAATGATTGCAAGCTCAGAATGTCCTAAGACTGCTGAAGCTTTTCTCAATTGTGTTAATGTTGCCAATGACAAATTAATTTGAAATTCGGGGGTTGGCATAGTAATTTCTTTTTCAGGAGATGTTAAAATCTCTGGTTCTGAAAAGTAGTAATTAATATTGCTTGTTGCGTTATCAATTGAAACACTGTTCTCACTAAATTCTAATGATGCATCGTCGATAAGACCATACACTGATAAGAATTCGTTGAGATCATATATACCAAATGTTTGTGGGAAATCCTCGACAATGTTGGCGCTTGCAAGGATGTTTTTAGCATCTGCAATGGTGGCTAACCTTTGTCCTGGTTTTACTACAATGTTTGGGTTGATAGTCGCAAAGTTTTTTAATACCTTTAAGGTATCGTTAGAAATATTCATAATTTATCCTAATTTTAGTTATGTTCAATATCGTGAACGTTCAATGCGATGATTGCATAGTGTAAGACTTTCATTAAGTCATTACGGTTGTAACCATCTTTTTTTCCATATCGTTGTGCGTACTTCAATATGTTTCCAATACAGAATCCTTCACCATGACCTGAGTCAAGTATGAATTCCGTTGCTTGAAATTTGTTTTTCGAATAGTGCTGTGTATAAGTACCATCGATATATTTAGCAAGCTCTTCTGTGAGCTCACCTTCGTTAAATTTGTAATCTATTTTAATAGTCATCGTCATCTCCTATGTATTGTGATTCGTCAAACTGAGTGTCACTCATAAGTTCTTCATCCATTTTAGCATCCACTTTAGAGTATAAATCTAAGAATGCTTCTTTAGTGTCATCATCAAATCTTGCGATGCACATTCCAATTGCTTTCATTTTATCTTCAAAGATAGTATATGTTTGAACAATGTGGCAAAGCCTTCTTGTTGAAATAACTTCATCAACACCATCGTCATAGAATGTTTTTCTGATGATATCTGCCCAGTTAACCAAATTGTCAGTAAAGTCTTCAATGTCTTCATTGATTTCTACACCGAATTTATCAAAATGCTTTAGTACGATTTTCTTTT